TAAAAAGAGTGATGGGTGATAGGCGAGAACTCATCCGCGAGGTCTTGATGGATGGAATGTTGAAAGATATAGAACATTATAAATCTTTGCAAGGTGAGCTAACTGTTATAAACTTAGTGGAGGAAACAATCAGAGAGTTCTACAAGGAAATCTAAATGACAACTCCAATAACAGACTCGGCTTACGTCTCAAGCGACGAACGAGTTCTTGACCCAACCCTGCTTGAAAAATCCGCCATCGAAAGAATGCCTGACCCTTCTGGGTGGCGCATGCTGGTTCTACCCTATCAGGGTAAGGCTAAAAGCGAAGGTGGCATCCACCTTCTGAAAGAAACGGTAGACCGAGAGGCTTTGGCCACGGTGGTCGCCTATGTTGTAAAGATGGGGCCACTCTGCTACGGAGACACTGCAAAGTTTGGAGACAAGCCTTGGTGTGAAGAAAAGCAGTGGGTGCTAATTGGTCGTTATGCTGGAGCTAGGTTTAAGCTTGAGGACGGCGGCGAAGTCAGAATAATCAATGACGACGAGGTCATTGGCACAATTATAGACCCAGACGACATAGTGAGCTTCACATGATAGAAAATCAAAACGCAGAGCAGATGGAAGAGGAACAAGTTTCTATTGAGGTTACCGAAGACCCAGTAGAGGGATCTGGTGGCGGTGACGGCGATGAACTTGAAAACTACACCAAGTCGGTTTCTAAAAGAATTAACAAGCTTAACCAGAGGCATCGGGAGGCTGAGCAAAGGGCGCAGCAGCTTGAACAAATTGCCTTGCAGAAAGAGGCTGAGCTTCAACAGTATCGGCAGTATTCGGTTCAGCAGTCTAATACTGTTTTGGCGAAAGAAGAGGAGGCTATAACCTCCAAAGAGTCTCAGATCGATGACGTTTACCGCAAGGCGGTTGAAAGCGGAGACGCGGATCTCATCACTAAGGCCTCTAAGCTCCAAAACGATATTGCTATTCAGAAGGAAAAGCTTCGTGTAGCAAAGTCTCGCCAAAGAGCCGCTCAAGAAGAGTCTTATCAATCTCAAGGTAACGAACAGGTAGTTAATTACCAAGAGCAACAGCAGGTTCAGCAGGAAGTAACTCCTACCGAAGATGCGCTGCAATGGCACGAAAAAAACCCTTGGTATGCTAACCAAGATGACGAAGATGACATGAAGGCGACTCAGTACGCCTACTACGTTCACTATAATTTAGCGAACGAAGGCTTCGACGTTGGCTCTGATGAGTATTACGAAGAATTGGACAGCCGCGTCGGTACGGTTTATCCTCACACTAAGAGCGCCAGTAATGGCAACTCCAAGACCGTTGAAAGTGGAAGCAGACCCGCTGTGCAAAGAGTCGCTTCAGCTACCCAAGGTGGTGGTCGGTCAAAAACACAAGGCAAAAAGAATGGCGTGAGCTTTTCTAAGTCTGAGCTAGAGCGACTCAGGAGCCTCAAGCCGCATAATATGTCTGAAGAGGCATGGTTGCAGCGAGTGGCAAAAGAGAAGCAAAAAATTGCATCAAGAGAGGCAAGCTAAAATGGCAGAAACAAAAGCAAACGCACGTTCATCCCGTGATTCGCAGTCACACGATAATCAGACTCGCAGGACACCATGGCGACCAGTCAGATCATTAGAAACTCCTCCATCACCGGCAGGTTATACCTACAGGTGGATTAGGGAGTCTATGTTGGGACAAGAAGACCGAGCTAACGTCTCGCGTCGAATTCGAGAGGGTTGGGAACTCGTAAGAGGAACTGAATTACCTCCAGAATGGCGTTCTTTACCAACCATGGATAATGGCCGACACGAAGGCGTGGTTTACAACGAAGGGTTGCTATTAGCTAAGATTCCTAACGAAACAATTGAAGAGCGACGAGCTTATTACCAAGCAAAGAGCAAACAAGCTACGGATGCGCTGGACAATAATATGTTCAACGAAACCCGTGGCGACAGTCGTTACGTTAAATATGATCCTCAGCGCGATAGCAACGTCACATTTGGACGTAAATAGAGGTATTCAAAATGGCGAATAAAGACGCTGCATTTGGAATGAAGCCGGTCAGAATGGTCGGTGGCGCACCTTACACTGGCGGACAGAGTCGATATCGTATTGCTGCGAATTATGGAACTTCCATTTTTCAAGGCGATATGGTTGCTCAGGTCACCGGAGGTACGGTGGAAGTACACGCTGACGGAGGCACTGTGCCTGTAGTTGGTGTTTTTAACGGTTGCCAGTACACAGACCCCACCAGTGGTGAGCAAGTTTACAGCAACTACTACCCTGCAAGCACTAACGCCGCAGACATCATCGCTTTCATCATTGATGATCCCGATGTGGTTTACGAAGTGCAAGCTGATGACACGTTCCCAGTTACCGACCTGTTTGGCAACTTTGATATCGTGTACACCTCAGCAGGCAGCACAATGACTGGTATTTCTGGCGCTGAGCTTGACGTAACCACTGGTGCTACCAACACGAACCTGCCGATCAAAGCGATCGACATTTCGGAAGATCCGAACAACTCGGACACGGGCGCTGCAAACACTAACGTGTTAGTAGTAATTCAAAACTCAATCTTCGGCGTTAAAGGCGCTGGCTTAGCATAAGGAGCTAAATAATGGCTATTTCAAGAGCACAGCTCGCTAAAGAACTGGAGCCGGGGTTAAACTCCTTATTCGGCATGAGCTACGACAGCTACGACCGCCAGTATGAAGAAATCTTTGCTATTGAAGACTCACAGCGAGCCTTCGAGGAAGAGGTTTTGATCACTGGTTTCGGCGGAGCGCCAACTAAAACCGAAGGTCAGGGCGTACAGTTTGACAACGCTTCTGAGTCTTACACTGCTCGCTACACTCATGAAACTGTCGCTTTGGCATTTTCTTTGACTGATGAAGCAGTAGAAGATAATTTGTATGACTCGCTCGGCAAGCGATACGTAAAGGCTTTGGCACGATCTATGGCTAACACCAAAGAAGTCAAAGGTGCAGATGTATTGAACAATGCGTTCGATACTAACTACACTGGCGGCGACGGTGTAACATTGATTAACACGGCACACCCTCTAGCGGGTGGCGGCACTGCTGCAAACCGTGCTACCTCAATGGCTGACTTGAACGAAACGTCTTTGGAAGATGCGTTGATTGATATCAGCACATTTACTGATGACAAGGGTCTTACGATCTCTGTTCAAGCATCAAAGCTTGTCGTACCACCTCAGTTGGTTTTTGTTGCTGACCGTATCCTGAACTCAACTTTGCGTTCTGGTACTGCCGACAATGACATCAACGCTGTACGCAACACGGGTGTATTGCCCGGTGGCTACACGGTCAATCATTACCTGACTGACCCTGATGCCTTCTTCTTGCTGACTAGCGTCACCGACGCTGGCGAAGGCCTGAAGATGTTCCAACGTACTGCGATGGAAACCACAATGGAGCCAGACTTCACGACTGGTAACATTCGTTACAAAGCCCGTGAGCGTTATTCTTACGGATGGAGTGACTGGCGTGGAATCTACGGTAGTCAAGGCGCTTAATTGTTTCATGTGAAACAATGAAAGAAGGGGGCATTAGCCCCCTTTTTTTTGTGCCGCCTTTTATACTGTTACTCCTTCATTTGCCAAAAACTCATCAATTTCTTCATCACTCATATCAACCCTGAGACAAGCGCAGATGGCATCATCTATCTGACCATCGTGGATTAGCGTAAGAACGTGAGTCAGATCATCACCTTCAAAAAAATTTTGATGTTCCATTTTCTCTTTCCTATCGGCGGCTTACGCCGCCTCGCTTATGTTGAGAGTTTCAAAGCCGCAGCCTGCTACTAGGAAGAACTCGCCGTTCATTTCCAAGATGTCACCGATAGAGACGCTGTGCATTCTTGAGTGCTTTTCTACCAGCTCAGGCTTGTCCCAAAGGTTTGTAAGACGATAAACATCATCTAAATCGTCAGCATTGACCGTGGCAACGTGAGAGTAAGCGTGGAACCATTTTGCTGCATCGTAGCTGCCGTCTTCGACCTTCCAGCTACAACCCTTGTCGGCGTAGGCGGTGATCTTTTCTGAAGCCAACCAACCGTCTTTGTTCAAAAGAGCTTCGTCGGCTTCCGTTAGGTGAAACTGGTAAACTTTAACTGTCATCATCATTCTCCGTTTGCGTTGTTGATGTCCTTTATTATACTGATGCCGTGTCGATGTGCAAGTATGTATACACAAATAAATCAAAATAATTCCCAACAGCGACGTTTTATGAACCTGCGGTGCCGTTACCTATAGCGGTGTTTTGTGTACCTATGGTTATTTCACCTACAGCAGTGTTTTGTGTACCTATAGTTATTTCACCTACAGCAGTGTTTTGTGAGTCTGTGGTGTAACCGCCAATAGCGGTGTTTTGTGTACCTGCGGTACCATTACCTACAGCGGTGTTTTGTTTACCTATGGTTATCCCGCCAACACCGACGTTTTGTGATCCTGCGGTGCCATCACCTACAGCGACGTTTTGTGTACCTGCGGTGCCATCACCTATAGCGGTGTTATTGATACCTACGGTGTAACCGCCTACAGCAGTGTTTTGTTTACCTATGGTTATTTCACCTACAGCAGTGTTTTATGAACCTGCGGTGCAACCGCCTACAGCGGTGTTTTATGAGTCTGCGGTGTAACCGCCAATAGCGGTGTTATTGATGCCTGCGGTGCCATCACCTACAGCGACGTTTTGTAAATCTGTGGTGTAACCGCCTACAGCGGTATTTTGTAAATCTGTGGTGTAACCGCCTACAGCGGTGTTATTGATACCTACGGTGTCATTACCTACAGCGGTGTTTTATGAGTCTGTGGTGTCATTACCTACAGCGGTGTTATTGATGCCTACGGTGCCATCACCTATAGCGGTGTTATTGATACCTACGGTGCCATTACCTATAGCGGTGTTTTGTCATCCTGCGGTGTTTTATGAGCCTTTTTTTTATCGTCTAGTTGTCATAGACTGTAGGTCTGAGATAAACCCAGCCCCAGCGACTGGCTCAGCAGACGTTTACGAAGACTCTGGGGCGAATCCTTTCGTAAAGAGGTAATACTAATGTCACAAACAACATTCTCCGGCCCAGTTAGATCGCTTGGTGGTTTTATCACCGCAGGCGTAAACAGCAGCATCAGCTTATCAGCAGACACCACGCTTACCGTGGCGGCTCACGCTGGCAAGATCATTTTGCTCAATGACGCAGACGGTAAGTTCACCTTGCCATCTATCGACTCCAGCACTCCCGCTGACCCAACGTCTCCAAACCAAGGGAACAACATTGGCGCGTCTTTCTTCTTCTATGTTGAAACCGCAGCCACTGACTTGGACATCCTTACCGATGGCACTGACAAGTTCAAAGGTGCAGCAATAGTTGCTGTCGATGACAGTTCCAAGAAAGCTTTCTTCCCTGCTGCTGCGAATGACGTGATGACTTTGAACGGCTCAACCAAAGGCGGTTTGGTCGGCAGCGTCATTCAAGTAACAGCAATTGATACAGCCAGCTACCTTGTACATAACACCTTGCTGCTTGGTTCAGGAACGATTGTTACGCCTTTCGCTGACGCTTAATCCACAGAATAGGAGATAGGCAATGGCAGATGCAGTAACAAGTCAAACCATTCAGGATGGAGAGCGTAAGGCTGTCCTTAAATTCACTAACATTAGTGACGGAACCGGAGAGGCAAATGTAGTCAAAGTTGATGTTTCAGCCTTGACCACTAACTCTGCGGGTAAGGCTTGCACCAAAGTTACAGTTGCTAAGATATGGTGGCAGTGTGTCGGGATGGGGGTTGAGTTGTTGTGCGATGCAACGGCAAACACCCTAATCATCGGCCTGTCACCAGACAGCAATGGCTTCCACGATTACTCTGACTTCACCGGCATTCCTAATAATGCTGGCAGCGGTGTGACCGGGGACATTCTGTTCACGACAATCGGCGCAAGCAGTGCAGATACTTACACCGTCATTTTAGAAGTCATAAAAGAGTATGCTTGATGGCTACCACCTCTGACGTAGAACGGTTAAAGAGCGGACGGCTGCGGTATCGCGGCCAGACGTTCCCCGGCTACAACAAGCAGGTTCGCACCTCCGGCGAGAGTAAAAAGTTTAAGGTTCTAGCTAAGAAGGGCGATCAGGTAAAGGTGGTTCGCTACGGCGATAGCAACATGGAAATCAAGCGAGATAACCCAGAGCGCCGACGCAATTTTCGTGCAAGACACAATTGCGATGCGGTTCAAAAGAAAAAAGACGTTTTCACGGCTTCTTACTGGTCGTGTAAAAATTGGTGACCCAATATGATTGCAGCACCCGAAGAGTTTTATAAAAGACAAGAGCTGATCAAGGCAAGCCCCCTTTACCCTCAGATTCAGTACATGAACTCTCAGCTGAACCAGATGCAAGAGGGCACCCCTCAGTATGAGGTGCTCAAGGCAAAGCTCTTTGCCATGCAAGATCAAGCGGCTGGCGTAGGGGCCCCGCAGCAGCAAATGCCACAAATTCCCGGCAGGTCTGGCGGTATTGAGGGATTATCAGAGATGTTGGTTCAAGATGACGGATTAGGACAAAAAAGCCCCGGGCAGTACCCAGATACCGTGCCGGTTCCGAGCAGGAACGACGATTTGATAGTTGACTTTCCGGTGCTAGATCGCACCCCAAAGCCACAGCGCGGTGACGTTCCTGATTACATAAAGACGGGGCCAAACACACGATTACCCCCAAGACCTCCTATCCTAGATGATATTTTTGGCCCAGAAGGCAGAATACCTCCCGTCGGAGGCCGTCCCCCGATGATCAGAACCGCAGACTTTCAAGACCGAAATGGAAACGGCGTTGACGACAGGGATGAACGAGGCGGCGGCAAAGGCAGAAGGATTCCAAGCCGCAGGATAAAAGATTCTTACCGACGAAGGGGCGGTTTAGCAGGTCGGATTGCAGAGCTTACTGAGCAGATGCGAAGCCGAGAAGACGGGCCGAGACCCCGCGGCGGGATGTTTGGAGATCTCATGAGCCAAATACAGTCGGAACGAGATCAGGCGCGCATGCAAATTCCTGTGGAAAACATGCTTGCGCCACCTCCTGAAGAGTATTTTATGGAAAGGAGCCGTAGGCAAATGCAAGCTCCTGATATGGAAAAGATCAGAAGGCAGATCATGCAGAACATTAAAATAAGAGGCATAGGCATTTAATGGCTATCTCTGACGATTTACAAGCAGCCCAAGACGAATACGGTAGCTCAGCATCCCCATATGCAAGTCTGAGTGAGTATTTGATGCAGCGCCCTGCTTACGACAGGGGCGCTAGGGCTGCGCCAGCGGCTCCAACGATGAGAACGCTTGACGCTATCACTCCAGATACTGACCAGCTT